AGAATACTTAGAGAAGCCTAAGGGTAAGAAGCAGGAACGGATTAATAACAAGGTGAAGTCAAGTGCTAAGCGTAGAGATAACAAACTTAACAAAGAAGAACGGTGGAATTAAAAGATGGCTGAACATTTTAGTAAGCACTACCCTTGTCTCCATTGTGGGTCATCAGATGCCGTGGCATTATGGTCTAACGGAAGGGGTAAGTGCTTTGCGTGTGATAAGCCAGCGTTTCTTGATCAGTATGATGATTCGGTGGAGTCCAACTTTAAACCAAATAACCAACAACAGGATTACGATATGAGTACCGACACGCTAGCAGGAATAGCAGACTTTGATACAGCAGGTGTGCGCGAACGGAACTTAACAAAGACAGCATGTGCAGTCTACGATATGAAGGTGGCATATGATGCAACTGGAGCTATCGATACACACTACTACCCTTACACAGTTGGTAGTGAAGTAGTTGCATACAAGAAGCGAATACTACCTAAGACCTTCTCGGTAGTTGGTGACCTTAAGAACTCCAAACTAGAACTCTTTGGACAGTCAAAGTTCGCCAGTGGTGGTCTCAAGTTAGTCATAACTGAAGGTGAGTTAGATTGTATCGCAGTACAGCAAGCAATGTTAACTAAATATGGTAAGACCTACCCAGTAGTATCCATTCCATCTTCCTCTTCACTCAAGAGCCTAGTGCACAACCGTGAATGGATTCGTTCGTTCACTGACGTGATACTTATGCTGGATCAGGATGACGCTGGTGATAAGGCTGTAGCTGCAGCAGCTAAGATTATAGGCTGGGATAAGGTTAAAGTTGCATCACTATCTGTAAATGATCCTTGTGATTCATGGTTAGCAAACCCCTCGGAAATCGTAAGTGCTGTCTTCAATGCCCGTAAGTACTCCCCTGCATCCATAGTACGTGGTGAGGCAATCTGGGAGGCATACTTGGAGCGTAAGCAAACAGTATCTGTACCTTACCCTAAGTGTCTTGAAGGACTCAACGATAAGCTAGACGGTATGCGTAAGGGTGAGATTGTATTGTTCACCTCAGGTACTGGCTCAGGTAAGTCTACTATGATCAAAGAGATCGTGTTAGAAGTCCTAGCTGAAACAGAAGACGATATTGGTATGGTATCTCTCGAAGAATCCATTGGTGACTCTGCAGAGAAGTTCATTACTATGTTTGCTCCAGAGGCCCCAACGCAGGAAGAAGAACGAGCAGCCTATGAAATGGTATTCGGTAATGACAGGTTAGTATTACTTGACCACAATGGTGCAGTCTCAGACTCTAGTCTAATCGACCAGATAGAGAACTTGTGTCTCCTTGGTTGTGAGTACATTATCCTAGACCACATTACTATCGCAGTATCAGAGGGTGCTGGTGGTAAGACTGGTAATGAAGCTATCGATGCAATGATGTCTGATCTACTTAAGGTAGTTAAGAAGCACAATGTATGGTTGGGTTTGATCAGTCACCTACGGAAGTCTCAAAACGGTAAATCATTTGAAGAGGGGTACCTATCCTCTATCGATGACATTAAGGGGTCAGGTTCGATTAAACAGATCAGCTTTGACATCATAACATTCTCACGTAACCTAGTGGCAGAAGATGAAGATGAACGTAACACCATTAACCTTAGAGTGCTCAAATCTAGGTTTACAGGGCGAACAGGAGACTGTGGCTCAGCCTACTATGACACTAAAACCCGAAGACTCAAAGGACAGCAAGACTTCCTTGAGTACACTGGGTAACCCAAAAGCAATTGAACGTGTAACAGCGTATATAAAGGAGAGATGTGAGGGTAATACCTTTAAAGGACCATTACCCTTAGGAGCCCGGATAGTGGGTGGGATGATACCATATGGATATACTTACGAAGAGCTAACTGTAAGGGCCGTAATGGCTGCTGTAACAGCTTATCAGAAGTCCAGAAGGTCATCATCAAGCCCCTTCAAACTAACCGTTACATCGTCCTCTGTGGGCTTACACGTGTTAGCTGCAATGGGTGTAGTCAATACTAACTATCAGGATATCATAGGTGTTGGTGATCTATACATGGAGGCTTTCCTTCAGTTAGGTTACATATTAATAGAGCGTGAGTACGATGGACGTAGGGCACCTTACATTATAATCCTTGAGGAATCTTGGATTGAGTTAGGTGAACTACCACCTGAGTACATCAAGCACACCTTGACTGGTACATCCTTCACGAAACCTAAGGACATTGATTCACTACGTAACGAGTTCACCCATAAGCCATACATCAAACGTATGAGTTCAGAAGAAGACTTTGCACAGGTAATGGATGCACCTTTCGTTAGAGCATTAAACAAACTACAGCAAACCCCTTGGAGGCTCAATAGTAAGCTGACTAAAGCATTGGAAACTAACCTTGAGAAGTTCATAGACGTTAACAGTGAGTCAGTTAAGGCTAGATCAAAGGCTATTGAGATGAAGTTCATCATGGCTAAGGTACATGCAGTTGGCCTACGTACATTCTATCAGATGGTAGAGTGTGACTACCGGGGTCGTATCTACTACACTGAACCATTCTTAAACTTCCAAGGCTCTGATGTATCTAAAGGACTCTTTGAGTTCGCAGATGCTAAGCCAGTGAATACCGCAGGGTTTAAGTGGTTGTGCATACACACAGCTTGTTCTTACAATCAGTCATATGAAGTAGAGGATATCCCATCATGGGTAACAACGGACTACAGAGCTTATCTTCAAGAAGAAGGACTCACTACAATCTCAGTAGACAAGATGACAAAGGGGGACAGAGAGTTATGGACTTTAAACAACCTAGACTTGATCAACCGCTTATCGGATGGACAAACCTTTGTGCTAGACGCAGAGAAACCTGTAAGCTTCTTGGCATGTTGCTTTGATGTACAGGGTTACCTGCAAGCTAAAGCTGTAGGTGAGGAGTACCTGAGTCACTTACCGATACCAGTTGATGGTAGTAACAATGGATGGCAACATCTTGCAGCAATCTCTAAGGACCAGCAAGCTGGCGAACTAGTATCCCTAGTACCCAGTGATATCCAGAAGGACTTCTATGTGCAGGTTGCTAAGAGGTTGATTGAGAGGTTACCTGCGTGGTTCGCTGAACGTAACATGCCTATGAAAGCTATAAGGAAAGGGCTAGCTAAGCGTGGTTCAATGACAAGAGCTTACTCAGCAGGTCAGAAGAAGATAGCTGTTAACATGTATGCCGACTGTAAAGCTGAAGGGTACGATATCAAGTACAACATCAGTGAAGACGACTGTGAGTTGTTATCTAAGCAATTGATATTAGCTATCAACGATACCTGTGTGGGTCCCTTAAAGACCATGAAGTTCATACAGAAGTTGACTGATCATATCCTATCCTCTGGTGAGACATGTACACAATGGACAACTCCCTCGGGATTCCCAGTGTTGTACGAGATGTGGGTGCAGAAGGACCTAAAGATCCGTGGTACAATCCGTGGTCTTGGTCAACTAAAGCATAGTGTCAAGGTCCCTGTGATTACTCAGGAAGGTGCATTGATACCTTGCCGTAGATCATTTGCATCTGGATGTTCACCTAACTTCGTTCACTCAATGGACGCAGCTCACATGGCTAAGGTTATCGATAGGTTCTCTGGATCCTTTGGAGCTATACATGATTCATTCTCGACTCATGCATGTGATGTTGACAACCTACTTGACCATACTAAATGGCAGTTTGCTATGATGTATAACACTGACAACTTCTTTACAACCATAGAGAATATGTTACTGACATCCCGAGAGGGTTACACACTTAAACAACCAGAGCTGGGTACCTTAGATATCTCTGAGATAATCCTATCTGACTACTTCTTTATATAAGGAAACAATATGGAAATCTATTTACAATTAATGTTAACACACGTAATACTTGCAATGTTTATATTCATACTACTAGTGCATATCATAGAGGACAGTTGGTTGGATTATCATTATAACATCAACACATCACTCGCAATCTTCATGTGGAGTGCAGTCCCAACGTGCGCACTATCACTAATATACCTAGTCTGGAGTAATTAATATGGACATCTTTCTACAATTAATGTTAACACACGTAGTACTTGCATTTACATTGGGTCTGTTATATCTACATGATGTAATACCTGCGCATATCCTTAGCGAGAAAGCAGCCTGTTGGTTTGCAGGTAGTGCACTGGTATATATACCCTTAGTATCCCTAATCTTAGTCTGGAGTTAATCATATGGAAATATATATTCACATAGCTCAAACACACGTAGTACTTGGTTTTGTAATGTTGTGTCTAGTGCTTTTCAGTTACTGGCCTCATCGTATCATAAGTGAGAAACAAG